ATTCAACAAGTGTTGTTACAACAAATGGTACGCAGACAACTAAGGTAGAAAGTCCACCACCTAGTGCAATAGCACCTCAGTTTGGTAGTGGCAATACCTCAGACTTATGTACGATTAGCTCTAGTGGTTCAGTACAGACACAGATTTTAGGTTTATCAGTAGGTACAACGTACACAGAAGAGAACTGCTTAAGACTTAAAAAGGCACAGAAGTTATATAACTTTGGTATGAAAGTAGCAGCAGTTAGTGTAATGTGTCAAGACCCAGATGTATGGGAAGCAATGATGTCAGCTGGGACTCCGTGCCCTATAGATGGACTCATAGGACAGCAAGCAAAGGATGCTTGGGCTGTACACACAGATACAATACCAATGCCAGAGGAGAAAGATGAACTCAGTGTACAAGAAAAACGTGATAAGGCTCTTAGCATTATGGGCACTGTTGCTGCAGCCTTCATACTCTTCTAGTTATATTTTTGGGTATACAGGTAATGCTGCTGTAGATGGCTTAATATGGAATATGACGTCAGACACGCTGGGAGTTAATGTAGAAGACGGATTAGACATAAGTGGTGTTATCTATAATTATGAGGTAACAAAAGAAGCCGGAGATGAGTACATAGTTACAGTACAGAATAAAGATGTAGACGGTGGTTATATCTTTCAAGATACACAAGATTGGACTTCGGGTACTGGTATGAGAATACAGAAAGTTATACCATTACCGTATACACCAGTTAGTAAGTTTGGTGAAGGTTCTATACAAACTACTGGCACAGGTACACTAGAAGATGCAAAAGTGGTTTATATGTATAGGTTTGACAAGTGTTTCGACCCACAGAATGACGAAAGTTGTCCGGGTTATGTCGAACCAATGCCTGTAATACCTAACATAGAAATATATGATGCACTAGATGATGACGCAGTTATAGATGCTACTGAAGAAACCGATAGTGATTTATATGAGGAAGAAAAAGAAGAGAGGGAAGAGAGAGAAGAAGACGAGGAAGATGAAGGCAGACTAGAAATGGCTTTGGCTGCATCTGAAAATGCTCTAACGATAGCTAACACAGTATCACAATCTGCTCTACTACAGTCAATAAATAACGCTACTAATGTAACATCTTACTACGCAGCGACAGTTCCCGGAGGAGTATATAGGGAATCTATTTCATTGAACGGAGGAGAAGTAGTTGATAACAAAAGAGCATTACAAAGTTTAGCCCAAGACAATTTAATGAATCAAATGATAGAGGAACAATACAAATGAATAAATTATTATTAACAGCTTTAGTTCTTGGTCTTACTGGTTGCTCTTTGTTCGCTAGTAAGGTAGAAGCTAACGCAGATATTACAGGCTCGGTAGAGTCTAGATGTATAGTCAATACAGATACTCCCGGAGTCTACGGAAACCCTAACGCTTATACTCTAACAACAACACCTGCTAGTGGTGGTCAGAAACCTATCGTAAGGTTTGACGTATCACTTGCTAATGCTTATTACGCACAGGTTAGTTATCCTACTTCTTTTAGCTCTAGCCCTAGCCTAAGTGATACAGTTGCTTGGACTGGTTCAGTATCAGTAGCACAGTCATCTAGTGCTGACTTTGATGGATACCAAACTGCAAGTACAACTACTGGTGCTTTAAGACAATACGCTATGGCAAATGCAGGTACTTTATGGATAGATGTTCAATCTGAGGCTACATATGGTGGTGGACAGAACAAAGCATTTCCCGGTGGTTCTTATACAGCAGTAGTAGTTGCTGAATGTGTCGCTCAGTAATACTGTGGGTATTGCTATGCACATCTGTAGCAGCTCACGAGATGACACCGACATATCCAAAGTGGTCTGTAACTCAGTTAGAAGGAGTACAAAAAACTACAATGAGTATGTTCAACAAGAGAGAAGATGTTCAGTATTACGAAATTGGAGTATTTGATAAAGAGTGGAAACCGATACCTTTTGTAACTGATTATAAAATATTAAAGTTAGATTACTTAAGCCACGTTAAATTTGATGTATATATTGGTTCAAAGAACGTAGACAGAGCAGAATACATATGCTCGTTGTCTAAGCTAAGAGGAAGCAAAGAAACTAAGACAATGATAGCATCAAAAATATGTTCGAGGTTTAAGTGAAGTGGTTAAGGTATGTGTGTTGCTACGCCTTTCTTAGTACACAGGTTATAGCAGACAGTAACTCTTTAACTTTTTCTTTGCCAAGTGCAGGATACAATAGTGGTACAGATAGTATTAGAGCCGGTGATTTAGATTGTAAGAATAGCATAGGTGGTACTACTAACTTTGAGTTAGGTTTAACTGGAATAATAAACAACGCAGTTACGCCAATTATAGGTAAACAAGGAGAAAAACCACAAACTAAAGACATAGGTTTGTATGCTAGAATTATAATACCTTTAGATGGACCTAGTGAAAGAATTAATTGTAATACTTTATACCAACTAGAATTACAACGTAGAAGACTAGAGGTACAGAAACTTAAACAAGAGATAGAATATTTAAGACAATTACAAGACGGTGGATTTGAAAACTGATGGCTGACCTAGAAGAATTAGTAAGACAAGGCGAAGGCATAAAGGATAAAAAACTTACTTTGTTTGGTCTACGTTTAAGTGGTACGAGTATAGTCGCAGCATTTGCGTTTATTTCAACGATTGTTGGTACTCTATACGGTGGCTTTCTTATGTATCAGAAAGTCGAAGGAATCGCAAATTTGGACCTTGGAGCTATAGAGTCACAAATGAAAAAGACATCTAGTGATGTAATTAGAATTGAAGAGCACGCTAACGCTATTAAGATAGAATTAAAGAAAGATATGACAGACCTAAGAAACAGTCAATGGTCTTTAGAATCTAAAGTAGATACTAAGTTACAATCGGTAGATACTAAACTTACTAACTACGATACAAAGTTAGATAGGTTTGAGATAAAAGTAGAGAAAACTAAAGAGGATATAAACAAACGGATACAAGAATCATTAGACAATCCACTAGCAAACTAAGGAGATATTATGGGATACGGTAACAAACCTTATAAAAACAATCGCGGAAACGGTAAGAAGAAAAAGTAATGGCACTTACTAAAAGACAACTAGCTACTCTAGATAAGCATAAAGAACACCATAGCAAGAAACATATGGAAGAAATGAAAAGGCTTATGAGAAAAGGCTTGAGCTTTACTGAGTCACACAGAGTAGCTATGAAAAATGTGGGGAAGTAAATGGAAGACGAGCTTAGAAGAATGCAAGTGCAACTAGACAAACACGCAGGTCAAATAGCAAAGTTGTTTAGTAAGATTGACGACACAAATAAATGTATAGCTAAGATAAATACCTCATTATTACAAATTAAATGGGGCGTCTACGGTGCAATTATTTTTTATGTTATTGCAAACGTAGGTCTTATGGAAGCATTAGGAGTAGTATTATGATAGCACTTTTAACAAACATAGCACCAATAGCTTTAGGGTTTATTGGTAAGTTGTTTGCACTTAAGAGCCAAGCAGCAGCAGAAAATCAAAAGTTAATGATGCAACAATTTGCAGTCAGAGACAAATCAATTAATGATGCTAGGTCTGCAGCAGACAAAGAAAGTCCAATGGCTGCTCTTAATAGACGGGTAATTATATTCGTCATATTATCTTTAATTATATTTACTCAAGTAGCTCCAGTGTTCTTTAATGTGCCTACTGTTGTACCTACTGTAATTGAAGGAGCAAGTTTACTTGGCTTTGAACTTACACCAGACACAATAGAATATGTAACTGTACAGGCAGGAGCAGTGCTTAAGTTTGACGAAGTGTTTGCTTGGGCTACAATGATTATAGAATTTTATTTTGGTGCACAATTAGCCAAGGGGAAATAATGACATACAGAGAACTAATAAATCAAGTATTAATAAGACTAAGAGAAGACACAGTAGCTTCTGATTGGTCTGGGGCTATCAACGATAGTTCTACAGTAAACGACTATCAGAAAGTTATAGGCTCTTTAATTAACGATGCTAAGAGAAGTATAGAGTCTTACCACGATTGGTTAGTTCTAAGAGAAACAGTTAATGTTTCTACTGTAGCATCTACAAAGAATTACAACTTATCTTCTGGTCAAGAGTTTAAAGTGTTAGACGTAGTAAATAATTCTACAGGTAATCAATTATCACAGACTACACTACAATATTTAAACAGCATTAAATATCCTACTGACCCTACAGGAGAACCTAACTATTATGCTTTTAACGGAGCAGATAGTTCTAATAATCTTAAAGTAGATTTATCACCTATACCTACAGAAGCTCAGACAATATCTTTTGATATAGTTAAGTATCAAGACGAATTAACTTCGTCTACTACAAGTATTAAGATACCATCTAAGCCTGTAATTTTAGGTGCTTATGCTCGTGCAATAGCAGAAAGAGGAGAAGATGGAGGAACACAATCTTCTATAGCTGCACAAGAAGCAGCAAGCTCTCTAGCACAAGCAGTTATGTTAGATAGCGGTAATACTAAGTATGAGAATGATTGGTTCGTTTCAACAAACTATCAATAAAAATAATGGCTAAACAATTACAGTATCAGTCCTTAACTAACATAGGTCTTAACGGATTAAACACACAAGCTAATCCTGCGTCATTAGACCCATCTTATTTAACTAAGGCAGAAAATGTTGTGATTAGAGAATCAGGTCGTATATCTCTACGCAAAGGTTTTAAACAAAAAGTAGCACCTAATGTTGCAGCTCCTAATGGGGTTGCTATTAAAAGTATTGTAGAACATCAAGACGGTCAAGTTAAAAAAACATTTGCTAGTTATGGTACAAGTATATATACTGTAGATTTTACAACACCTAATGCTGCGTTTCCTACAGGGAGTGCAGACACAAAACATACGGTTACGGGTACAGACGGTGATTGGCAGTTTATAAACTTTAATGGTAGGCTTACTTGTCTACACGAAGACACAGTACCACAAAGATATGATGGTTCACAAAGTTCAGGTTCTAAGTGGGCAGCTTTTGATAATGCTACTAGACCTGCTACTGTATCGTCTGGTGAGTTTAAACCTAGTTGTGGTGTAGGATTTTATGGTCGTATGTGGGTTGGTGGTGTAGCAGAAGAAAAGGATGTATTACATTATTCTGCTCTGTTAGACTCTGACGATTATACTACAGGAAATGGTGGCGGTTCTTTTGATTTAAAGAAAGTTTGGGGCAGGGATGACATAATAGCTATTGCTCCGTTTTATGGACAACTTGCTGTGTTTGGTAAGAACAACATAGCTATATACGAAAGTCCTGATGTTATAGGAAGTATGAAACTTAATGAAGTTATACGAGGAGTAGGTTGTGTAGCTAGAGATTCGGTACAACACATTGGAGATGATTTAGTATTCTTGTCTTCTACTGGTCTTAGGTCATTAGCTCGTACATCTGAAAAAGATAAAGTACCACTAACTGATTTATCAGTAAATGTTAAAGACACATTAATTAGAAACATAGGTCAGAGTACAGAAGTTAAGTCAGCTTATATAGAGAACGAAGGAATATATGTAATGACTTTTACTGCTAGTAACATTACTTATGTTTTTGACTTTAAACATTTAACTCCTAATCAAGCTCCTAGAATAACTACTTGGACATTTGATAGTGATAGAGAACCTGCAAGCATAGCTTATACAGATACTTATGGTATGTTAATAGGGCAGAAAGACGGAAGCATTGCTACTTATGAAGGATACTATGATTCAGACTTAGCAGCTAATGGTACTACATATAGCTATGCTTCTTATACTGGTAATTTTGAAACTGTATGGGTAAACTTAGGAGAGTCTGTAGGTGCGTCTCTGTTAAAAAGATTATTTATGGTTATGGAAGGAGGTTCTGGTGCTAACTTAGCATTAAAGTGGTATAAAGATTTTAGTGCTACTGCATCTAAAACTACATCTATAACTTTAAATCCTACTACTACAGGTTCAACAGCTTTGTGGGGAGCTAGTACATCTTTGTATGGTAAATCAGGAGTTACGTATAAACCTGTATACGGATTACAAGAATATAAAACACCTCTTACAGGTTCAGCAAAAAATATAAAAATATCTATAGGCGTTCAGAGTAATGGCTTTGATGCGTCTTTACAAGACTTAACACTTTTACATAAACAAGGGAAAATAAGATAATGGCAGACTATTCAAAAGTTGTAGCTTGGTCTGGAAAAGATGCTTTAGCAGACTCAGACGCAGCAAAAGTAATATCCGGAGCTGATTTTCACACTGAATTTTCAGCAATAGAAACAGCAGTAAATACTAAAGCAGACATTAATGGAGATGCTTCAGAAGCATTTAGTGCTACAACAGCAAGTGTAGGAACTAATACAACACAAGTAGCTACAACAGCTTTTGTACAGGCACAATATGCTTACCCAGTAGGTGCAATATTTACAACAACAACTGCTTATGCAAATTCAGCAGCAGTTGTTGCAGCAATAGGAGGCACAACTTGGACAGCCTTTGGTGCTGGTAAAGTTCTTGTAGGTGTTGATGCTAGTGATACAGACTTTGATACCGTAGAAGAAACTGGTGGTGCTAAAACTCATACACTAACAACAAGTGAAATACCTGCTCACACTCACAGTTATGACAAACAAGTTACATCTACAGATGCTATTAGTATTCACGACATTGTTAGAACAACAGGTGGAAACACAGGCGCAACAACAGGCTCAACTGGCGGTGGAGCAGCACACAATAACTTACAACCATATATAACTGTATATATGTGGAAACGCACAGCATAGGAGAATAGGATGATTGGAGCATTAATAAACGCAGGAGTTGGTCTTTTTGGTCAATATCAAGCGAGGAAAGACGCAAAAGACAGGCGTGCATATGCTGAACAACAACGTGATTTAGCATACGAAAGGTCACTGCCTTGGAGTAGTAGAGGTCCTGCGGGAAACGTAGAGTTTGACCCTGAGACTAGAGAGATGCTCCAGACTCTAAGTCCTGAGTATCAGTCTATGATGCAAGGGTTCTTAGGTTCGTCTGCTATGGCAAACCAAGAATTGCAAGATATGATGGGAGACCCTAATAAACTTGCAAGAGAACAGTTTAAGATGTTTGAAGAGTTTAATGCTGATGCGTTTAATCAACAAAGACTAGCACAACAAGAGCAAGCTATAGCACAAGGTAGGACTGGAACACAAGGATACTACGACCAAATGGCTATTGAAGATGCTATCGGTAGAGATAGAATGAGAGGTCAAATGGCTGCTATAGGAACTGGTATGGACTACAGAAATATGCTTAGAGCCGAAGCACTTGGATTTGGTGCGGATGCTCGTGCTACTGCAGGTATGCTAAGACCACAAGCAGAATTAGGTCAAACAATAGGTGCAGGTGTTGATACAAGAGCTAACACACAAGGAGTTAGAGAAGCAGCAGATGCTTATACAAAACTTAAACAATCTCAAACAGCAGGTCTTTTAGAGCAAGTAGGAGAATACGACCTTAATGATTTTTATAGTATGTTCGATAAAAAAGGCGGTGGCGGTATGTTAGCTCCGAGTACACAGTCTGACGCTTACAGTGCTATGGGAGGCAGTTACGCGGGAAAGCTGTAGCCCCTAGTAATTCTAGGGGGACTAATGTTTATGGTGAAGAACATCAAATAGCTACAGCAGATGATGGGTACTTTACAGTTTTACCTCCTAGGCTTTTTTCTGATAGATTAAGTTTAGGTCAATATAACTTTTAAGGAATAATTATGGCAACAGGAATAACAGGTTTATTTAGTGCAGGAGACTTAGCTTCAGCAGAGAACCAATCTATGAGAGATAGAGCTATGGCGGTAGCTAAACTAAACAAAGGTGAAGCAGGAGCTTATGCTGCAGGTTTGGGTAGTGGTATGCTTATAGAGGGCTTGGCAGGAATGGCAGGTATGAAAACTAGAAATCAAAAGAAACAAGAAGATGTACAAAATATCTTATCTAAATACTCTACTGCTAACCAGAATGACCCTAAAGTTTTATTTTCTTTATCACAAGATTTTATACAAGCGGGTTATCCTCAACTATCACAATCATTTGCCGAGAGAGCTAGAACATTATCAGACACTCTAGCAGACAATGCTGTAAATCAACAGAAAGCAGATACAGAGGCTAAGAAAGCTGAGAATGCGGCTCTTGGAATGAAAGAAGGAGAGACTAAATACTTCCCTGCCGGAGCAGACAATCCCGGCAAAGAAAAAATGATGATTGTAGAAAATGGTCAATGGGTAGATTTCAAAGACCCTACTAGTGGTGAAGTTCTTATGAAAGACTCGTATAAACCTGACGCTCCGTCTACATTTGAAAAGAAAATTACATACATTAAACAATTAAAAGATAAAGTAGACCCTGATACTGGTGAATTATATACAGAAGAAACTATAAATAGAATGATTTCTTCTGTTCTAGAAGGGGGTAGTGGAGTTAGTATTACCTTTACAGGCGATGATGCCTATGCTAATGAATTAGGTAAGAGCTTAGCAGAAGACGACAAAAAATTAGTTAAAGATTCTCAGAACGCTATAAAGCAGATTGAAAAAACTAATGGTGTTTTAAGAATATTAAATAGAGGAGAAATGAATATTGGTGCTTTCTCTACAATCGAACAAAGTTTTGATAGAGTTAAAGCAGAGTTTGGTTTTGGAGAGGGAGAAGAAGCTGCTAGTGAAACTCAATTACTCAATGCACTATTAGGTAGTGATGTGTTCCCGTTAATAAATCAATTAGGAATTGGTGCTAGAGGGCTAGATACTCCTGCAGAGCGTGATTTTTTACAAGCTGTTTTTGTCGGTACTGTTAAAATGGAAGGTGCTGCCTTAGAACAATTAACTAGATTAAGGCAAAAATATTCTACTCAAATAATACAAGATTTTAATAAGAAAATAGATGAAGATTACTTTAAGAGATACAATAAAATTACAACCGTTCCATTACAAAAACTTCAAATTCCTAAGATGGTCAGACCTAATGATAAAGAATATAAAGTTCCTGACGGACAAGGAGGTTTTGTAAATAAAACATATCCTATAATGGAAGAAGATAAAGACTCAAATTCTCCTACATTTGGTATGGTTAGATGGCAATACAGACCTGATGGACCGTATTATAATGACAGAGGAGTAGACATTACAAGCCAGTTTGAAGATGCGACTGTCACATATATAATGGAAAATTAAGGTTTACATACAGGACAATAATTATGGCGTTTGAGGAAATAGAAAGACAAAAAAATAACAATCAAAGTAGTTTTGTAGAGGTTGATATACCTAGAACTAGTGCTGTTATGGAGGGAGCTGAAGAGATTCCGGGCTACATACAACAAGTTACTGATAGCTATGCTAAAAGACAAGAAGAAGTTAATCAGAGTATTCAAGACTGGAAAGCAGGTAAGATGGATACAAATACTGGTATAGAGTGGTTAGACAGTCTAGCAGGAGACGCTCAGTTTAAAATACAGGGGATAGGTAAAGGAGTAGCAGGACCAGTTCTAGATACTGCAGGTGTCTTAGCAGGTGCAGCTATAGATGGTATTTCTTTTATGATTCCTGATTCTGTAGAAGACCCAATTAAACAACAACTTGCGTATGCTTGGGAATGGACTATGAATACTGAGGGCGGTCAAGAAGCTAAAGAAGCCCTTAACAAAGGAACAGAGGCTTATAGCAAATGGAAAGAAGAGAACCCACAACTAGCTAAAACATTTGAATCTGTTGTAAATGTAGGTCTTGTACTAGCACCTGTTAAAGGAGCTAAGGGAAAACCTAGAACAGTATTTGCAGGTCCAGTAGAAGGTCCTCAGTTAAATCCTAAACAAAACACCCTACAAAAAATAGCTTCTAGTTCTGTTAAAGCAGGAGCTACACAAGCAAAAAACGAAAGGTTTGAAGATATAAGAGTTTTGTTAGCACCTGAAATTACTAAAGAAAACATTACGCAGAGAACGGAGAGCGGGGAAGCGGCTTTAGTTCCAGCTACAAAATTTAAAGACGCTACTTTAAAACCATCTTCTACAGATATTCCTGTAATAGAGCATATAGCCTCTTTAAAAAACATAGACCCAAAGAAAGGAGCTACTGACGCTATAGTAAAAATCAACAACTTAAACAATAAATTTGATAATGAAATAGCTAAAATATTGTCTAGAAAAGATATTGCAGGAAAAAAAGTAAATATAGCTTCTTTAAATGGAAGAGTAAACTATGCCTTAAATCAAGCTATACAAACTCCTGCTATGCAGTCAATAAAAGAGCTAGACAATATGGTTGTAAAATATAAAAAATTGCTTGATGGGTATATAAAAAAGAACGGGAATAGTCCTGCAGGTATTCATCAAAGCAGAATAGATTTCGATAGGTATATGAAAAATGAGGCAGGGGGTCAGGCATTTGATGTAACAAATCCCGGAGTTAGGACTGCAATTGTAAAGGCTGTCAGAGACCAGTTAAATAGAAGTGTGGATGAATTAGTTCCTCTGAACTCTGTTAGCAAAAGAAGAACTCAACAAAACCTTAATTATAGAGCTTTAGATATGTTAGCTCCAAAAGGTGCTAAAGAAATAGATAAAGCAATAACACAGACAAGTCAAAACTTACTTAAGCAAACTCGAAACGCCAGAACTATAGCAGGAGTTACTACTACTTTAGGTGCGGGTTATTTCGGGTTTCAGCAATTAGGAAAAGATATGCTGACTGTTTTAGCTTTAGCAGGAGGAGTTACAATTGCAGGAATAGGTGCTAGGCATTTATACAAAGGTGCTATGTCTTCAAAAACTAAAAATAATTTTGGAAAGTTTATATCACAGATTGATAGAGGTATAGCAAGAACTAAAAACCCTGATATGAGATTAAGTCTTAAAAGAAACAAAGCGTATATAGTATCTCTAATGAATATGCCTACAGAAAATGACGAGGAAGAGTAATGAATCCTAATTTAAAAGGAATGTTTACTAATGTTATTAACTCAGGCTCTAATTTTATAAATACATTTGTTGATTCGTCAGATAAAGAATCAGATTTTCTTTATGATAGTTTTAAAAGCGAAGGCTATGATGTCGATAAAGATTTAATTAGGCACTATGTTTTATCTAGGAATATAACGAACCAGTTCGGACCTGCTAAAAAACTTACAGGGACTATAACAAGTTTACAAGCAGGTTTATTTAAAGAATTTCTAGATGGTGCAGGAGCTCTTGCAGGAAGAGGACCAACTAAAGGAAGGGCTACAGCTTTTTCTGTTGATGACTTAGGTGCAGATATAGCAGGAGCTACTCGTATGCCACTTGATATGGCTTTAGCGAAAGGTTTATTTAAACACACTGAACCCGGTGTTACGGGAATAGGTCAAGGAAAGCCTATGCAGGTGCTTAAAAATGTCCTTAGTGATGAGAAGACAAACGCTAAGGACAAAATTAAATAAATAAATTTAGTGATTAGTACGTTCTTCAAAAGATAGCAGACAATCATCTATATGTAAATAACCAACTTCTTTGTCTATCCATTGACTCCCTTTGAACTCAGTTTTCTCAGGGAGTTTTTTTATGTGCCATTTAAAATCATAACCATCTTCTTCACACTCTAAATTAGCAGGGTCAAAGATATAAATAGTATGACTTCCGGGTTTGTTAGGCATAGACACCGCGTACCAAAATTCTAAATTGTTTTCTTCTGCAAAGTTCTTGTTCCAATCAAA